TTTGGAAACTTCTATGGATGGCGATTTTGATACTGGTAATGTTCGATATAAATCAAGAGAAAGATATTCCTTTGGAGTTTCTGATCCTCTTGGAATTTATGGATCACCTGGTTCAAGCTAAGAATAGAACTATAAAGGGCAGTTTATCTGCCCTTTCTTTACTCTAGGGAATTTTTAATTTGTCTATCAACTGCCCTAGCAGACTTGCCAAGATGATAGATACTTTCTTTTAGGAGAAAACATGGCGAATACAACTTTTAACGGACCAGTCAGGTCTGAGAATGGCTTTACAGTCATTTCAAAAAATTCAACAACAGGTGCTATTACTACTGAGTTTACTTTAGATGGTGATGGTATGAAGGTTGCACCTGTAGCTTTAACTGATGCAGATACAACACTAACAGCAACAGCAAATGGTGGTCGTACTAATGTAGTTCCAGCTATTACAGCTAATAGAACTCTTACATTACCAAGTCCTGCTGCTGGCGTTTACTTTAAATTTGTTTATGGTGGTGCAGCAGAAGAAACAGAAAACCTTATCATTGATACAGGTTCAGACACTAATTTCTTTTTAGGTGGAATTATACATTTAGATTCTAATGCAGATAATGTTTCTGTTTACGCTGATGGTAACTCAAACTCCATTCTTACTTTAACTGATTTTGGTTTATTTGAAATTAATGTCCTAGCTAAAGATTCAACTAACTGGTACATCTGGGGTAACCAAGAAGGTGCAGATGCTCCAGCATTTACTGACCAATCTTAATAGGAGTAAATTATGGCTGATGCAGTAACTTCACAAACCATTATTGATGGTGAAAGAAATTGTGTTATGAAGTTTACCAATGTCAGCGATGGTACTGGCGAATCCGCAGTAGCTAAAGTAGATGTGTCTGCTTTAGCTACTAACTCAAGAGGAGTTTCTTGCTCTGAAGTAAGAGTTATGCGAATAAGTCATTCTGTTGTTGGTATGTCAGTTCAGTTATTTCTAAACGCTACAAGCAATGTTTTACTTATGGAACTAGCTGAAAGTAGTAATGGACATATGGACTTTAAAGATTTTGGTGGACTTTCAAATAACGCAGGGAGTGGAAAAAATGGAGATATTCTTTTTACCACTAAAGGTCATAGTTCAGGAGATACTTATTCTATTGTTTTAGAAATGGTAAAAGTATATTCTGATTAATGACATATTTAGCTATACCAGATGAAAGTCTGGTATTAAGCTAATTTTAATTAAAGGTATTTATATGTATATTAAAGAAGAAAATGGTTATTTTAATGATGGGCATGAAACCCCTGCATTTCTTATTTGGAAAGGCGAAATAGGTGGAGAGCTAATAGCTGGACCTATGAAAGAAGCTGAAGCAGATAAAATGATTGCAGAGCTTCAACCTGTAAAGAAAAAACCTAAAACAAAAAAAGAAGCAGTAAAAAAAACACCTGCTAAAAAAACTAAAAAGGTAAAAAAATGAATAAAAAAAGTAAATATGGTTCAAAAATGAAAGGTGGTAGAACAGTTAAGAATACTAAGTATTCATCAAAAATGAGTAAAATGATGGGTGGTAAAACTGTTCCTACTTTTAACGAAGTTGCTAAAATGAAAACTGGCGGTAAAGTATAACTAGTTTAAGTTAATGCCTAGAAAAAAAGAAAATCCTATACGCAAAACCACTAAAGGTAAGGGTGCTAACTATCGCCCTACCAAAAGTGGTGCTGGTATGACTAAGAAAGGTGTAGCTGCATATAGAAGAAAAAATCCCGGCAGTAAGTTAAAAACTGCTGTAACAGGCAAAGTAAAAAAAGGTAGCAAAGCTGCTAAAAGAAGAAAGTCTTATTGTGCAAGATCAGCAGGACAACTAAAAAGAAGTTCAGCTAAAACAAGAAACGATCCTAATTCTAGAATAAGACAAGCAAGAAGAAGGTGGAAGTGTTAATGGCTATATCTAGATCAAACATGAAAAAACAAATTTCTTCTGCTGGTAAAAAGAAAAAAAAAGTTCCACATGGAACAAAAAAAATTAGGAAAAAATAATGGCAACAAGTGGAACTACAGCTTTTAACTTAGACCTATCTGATATTTTAGAAGAAGCATACGAGTTATGTGGTTTAAAAATGAGTTCAGGTTATGATTACAAAACTGCTAGGCGTGGTTTAGATTTATTATTTCTTGAATGGCAAAATAAAGGTCTTAATCTTTTTTCTGTAGAAACAGGAACTCAAACTTTAACTCAAGGAACTATTAGCTATGACTTATCTAGTAATGTACTAGAAGTTATTGAGGCTTTTATTAGAACAGATACAGGTGATACAACAAAACAATCAGATCAAACATTAAGAAGAATATCAGTTAGTGAGTATTCACATATTGCTAACAAGCTTTCACAAGGCAAACCTAGTTTATTTTATTTAGATAAAGGTCATGCAAACTCAACTATAAAACTATGGTCTTCTCCTGATGGTGAGGCTACATATACATTAGTTTATTACTACATAAAAAAAATAGAAGATACAGGAACACTTGCAAGTAATACTGCAGCAATACCTACTAGATATTTACCATGTTTAACATATGGACTTGCTTATAATATAGCTTGTAAAAATAACGAAGCATTAGCTAAAGTTCCAATGATTCAACAAAGGTATAATGAATTATGGAATGAAGTTGCTGATGCAGATAGAGAAAGAGCATCTGTAAGATTTGTACCTTTTAATTCATATACTTAAATGTTTAAAAAGTTATTACAGTTATATTATAAAATTACTAAAGAACAATACGAAATAATGGTAGTTGAATATGATAAAGAAGGAAATATGTCTAATACTTTTACAATTCAATTAAAAAAAATAATTAAAATTAATAATACTTTTTTAAAAGGTGTAGATATAGAAGGTAATTTATATACTAAATCTTCTGTTAATCCATTTAATTATACTATTAGGAAAATATACTAATGTACGCACAAGGTAAAAAAGCATTAGCAATATGTGATAGATGTGGATTTACATATCGTTTAAAAGATTTACGATACGAAGTACAAAATAAACAAAAAAATGGATTAAAAGTATGTTATGAATGTTTTGATCCAGATCAGCCACAATATGATGTAAATGATCTATCTACTATTGATCCTCAATCATTATATGATCCTAGAGTAGATACAGGAGAAGCAGACTCAAGAAGATTATTTGCATTTGATCCTATTGGTGGTGGCATTACAGAACTAGGATCAAAAACAGTTGGTTTAGATATAACAGGAGAAATTGGAACAATTACTGTTTCTACATAATAAATGACATATTCAGAACTTAAATCTTTAATACAAAATTATTTACAGAATACAGAAAGTACTTTTGTTTCTGATATTCCAAACTTAATTAAACAAGCTGAAGATAGAATATTACAAGCAGTAAAACTACCTGATTTTAGAAAAAATGCTACAGGAACATTAACTTCAGGAAATCAATATCTTTCTACTCCAAGTGATTTTTTAGATAACTTTTCTTTATCTATAACTAATTCAGATAGTCAAGAATTTTTATTATTTAAAGATGTTAATTTTATAAGAGAAGCATATCCTAATGCCTCAACAACAAGCGTGCCAAAACATTATGCTTTGTTTGATGATGCATCATTTATTGTTGGACCGACACCAGATTCATCTTATGTTGTAGAGTTGCATTATTTTTATAAACCTACTTCAATTACTTCAGGAGCAGATTCAGGAACAACATGGTTATCTACAAATGCAACAAATGCATTGCTGTATGGTTGTTTGCTTGAAGGATATATTTATATGAAAGGTGAAGTAGATATGCTTACTGTTTATAATCAAAGATATAATGATGCTATTGCAAGATTAAAAAATCTTGGAGAAGGCGAAAATACAACTGATCAATATAGAGATGATGTTCATAGAATACAAAGGTCATAATATTTAACAAATGCCTATAAAAGAATTAGAAGGTACAAATGTAGCAATAGTTGCTATGGGTCAAAGTCAAATAGACTTTCATCTTGCACAAACACACAGCGTAGAATTTGATGAAGTGTGGGCAATAAATGCAATGATAGGTGTATTACCTAGAATAGATAGAGCTTTTATTTTAGACCCTATGAGTAGATTTCTAGATACCGAAGATGCTGGAACTATGACTCCAATGATGCGTAAATACTTACCTCAGTGCGAGTTTCCTATCTATACTTGTGAATTAGATGATAGAGTTCCTACCGCAGTAGAATATCCAATAGAATCTATTGTAGGTGATTTGGGTTGTTCTTATTTTAATAACACTATTCCATATACAATAGCTTATGCTTTATGGAGTAAAGTTAAAAAAATATCTTTATTTGGTATAGATTTTACTTACAGAAGTAATATGCATTTTGCAGAAGCTGGCAGATCATGTACTGAGTTTTGGTTATCTAAATGTATTGATGCTGGTATGCAAATAGAAGTAGCACCACGATCTACATTATTAGATACTGATATAGGTTTTGAAGAAAAACTTTATGGTTATCATAGATTAGATGATCCTAAAGTAAGTTATCAAAATGGTGCAGGATTAAAAGTTTGTAATTTATCAGAAATGCAATTAGAACCAGAACCTAAACCTGTTGGCATAATTAATAGAAAAGATTTAAACTTAACTGAACCAACTGAACCAAATAAGTATTAATGCATACAGACGAGTTTAAAATTGCTATAGGCGACTTAGGAGTGAAAACAACTCAAAATAGAGGGCATACGCCTGAAGAAATTGCAGAAATGGCAACAGATAAAATAATTTCTATAAGCGATAATGCTGACCCTATGGTAAAAGCACAGGCTCATGCTTTTAGAGATAGAACAAAAATGGTTATTACATATTATGTAAAAGAAGGTATTAAAAACCACATTTGCACAGTATGCAATGAATTAGAAAAACAAGGTCATAAAGACTTAGCAAATATTATTAGGAGACTATAATGGCAATAACACAAGCAATGGCAACTAGCTTTAAAAAAGAACTTCTTGAGGCTAAACACAATTTTTTAGCATCAGGCGGAAACTCTTTTAAGTTAGCTTTGTATACTTCAAGTGCAACAATGAGTGCAGCTACAACTGCTTACACTACAACCAATGAAGCATCTGGAACAAACTATACTGCTGGTGGTGCAGCATTGACTAATGTAAATCCTACAAGTTCAAGCACAACTGCATTTACAGACTTTGCTGATCTTACTTTTGGAACTGCAACTGTTACAGCTAGAGGTTGTATGATCTATAATGACACAGCATCAGGTGATCCTTGTGTTGCCGTCTTTGATTTTGGTGGCGATAAAACATCTACAGCAGGTGCATTTACTATTCAATTTCCTACAGCAGACGCATCTAACGCAATTATAAGAATAGCTTAATTTAGCTTATGGCTAATCTAACTGGTTGGGGTAGAGGCACTTGGGGTCAAGCGACTTTTGGTGAACCTATACCTGTTTCTTTAACAGGAGTAGCAGGAACTTCAGCTTTAGGTTCAGAAACAGTTACAGGTGTAGCAAATGTTTCAGTTACAGGAGTTGCAGGTACTACTGCATTAGGTAATGAATCATTAGTTACAGTTAATGTTTTACCAGTTACAGGACAATCAAGTACCAGTGCAGTTGGAACAATGGCTGTACAAGCAGTCGCTATTGTTGGCGTATCTGCAGTAACATCAACAAGTGGTTTAGGTGATGAAAGTATTATTAGTAATAATATATTACCTATTACACTTGGAGCTGCAACATCTTCATTAGGTTCAGTTACTCCAACAGCAGCAGCAGATGTAGATATAACAGGATTATTAACAACATCAGGTTTAGGCGGAGTAAATGTTTGGGGATTAGTAGATACATCTCAAACACCTAACTATTCAACGATAAGCACTTCACAAACACCTAATTGGAGTGAAGTAGCTTAATACTATATAATTTTTTTAACGAGGAAAACAAATGGCAAGTTCATATGTAAACAATTTAAGACTCAATGAAATGGGTACTGGTGATGCTAGTGGTACATGGGGTACAACAACCAATACTAATTTAGAATTAATTGGTGAAGCTCTTGGTATAGGCACTGAAGCTATTACTACTAATGCTGATACTCATACTACAACTGTAGCAGATGGTGCATCAGATGCTGGTAGAGCCATGTATCTTAAATATACAGGTGCTTTAGATTCTGACTGTACTATAACGATTGGTCCAAATACCATGAAAAGAGTACAAATAATTGAAAATGCTACCACTGATTCAGGTAGTAGTGGACCTTATAATATTATTATATCTCAAGGTTCAGGCTCTAATGTAACTGTTGCTAATGGAAAAGTAGCGGTAGTTCAGTTAGATGGAGCAGGTTCAGGTGCAGCAGTATTAGATGTATTTACTGATTTACAAGTAACAGATACTTTATCTATTAATGGTACAACCTTAACCATAGGTGATGCTACTGCTGAAGATACTAAATTAGTTTTTGACGGCAATGCACAAGATTATTATATAGGACTAGATGATAGTGCCGATGATTTAGTTATAGGTCTTGGTTCAGCCGTAGGTACAACACCTGCGATTGAAATTGATGAAAATCAAGATATTAAATTTGCTCAATCTATTGGCGTAGGACAAGCAGCATCTTCAACTACAGGCGATATTGTTGCTCAAACTATGGCTTTAAAAGGTACAACTCCTACTCTAACAATAGGAGATGCAGGAGCAGAAGATACTAAAATTGTATTTGATGGTAACGCTAAAGACTTTTATGTTGGTTTAGATGATAGTGCTGATAAGTTATTAATTGGTGAAGGTTCAACAGTAGGAACAAATCCTATTTTAGCTATAACAGATGATTCAGTAGTTCTTGGTGATGGTGCAGCAACAGATTTATCTTTATTACTTGATGGTAATACAGTTGATTTTCATATTGGTTTAGATGATTCAGCAGATGATCTAGTTATAGGTACAGGCAGCACTTTAGGATCAAATACAGCAGTATCCATAGATGCAAGTAGTAATACAACTTTTGCAGATGGATCAATAGATGTAGATGTTGCATCACATGATGGCAGTAATGGTTTAAAATTAGGCGGAACATTAGTAACAGCTAGTGCAGCAGAACTTAATTACACTGATGGAGTAACTTCCAATATACAAACCCAGCTTGATACAAAAGCAACAACAGGTAAAGCTATTGCTATGGCTTTAGTCTTTGGTTAAACTTAGGAGAATATTATGGCAAATCCAAATCTAGTAGCAGTAACTTCGATA